ATCTACAGAACAGACAACACCCTTCACATTCATCTCTAACTTGTGAATCTCATCCTTAATTTCCATATCAATCAGCATATCTCCGGTTAAATTAGCCTTCAATTCATTTATTCTATCATTTATTACATTTTCACACATCTTACAAAGATAATTCTTGTAGACAAACAAATTATCTAAAATTTGCCCTAAAAATTTTTAGAACTGCTAAATCAAAAACTGATTTGGGAGAAAAATGACTATGGTGATACCCTAACCCTAAAATGAGGATATTGCCTTCGAAACCACCGTAATAGGGGAGGGGAGGGGTTTACTTAACATAATGTATATTATATAACAAAGCTTTAAATCTGTCCGGTAGTTTGTTGATCATTCTTTGATGTTCTTTTATGGTTTATTTCTGTTGGTGCTGATACCCCAAACCAATCCAAATCAATCCAAACCAATCAACCAAAACAAACCAATCAACGATAACACTATTTAAACGATCTCTAATAAACTATTAATAAGCTCTAGTGTAATGTGTTAAGAATTATATTTTAATGGCTTAGAAGTCATGTATTAAAGTAATGGCATAAAAAAAAGGCTTACCAACCGGTAAACCTTTAATCAATTAACAATTACTTTATTTACAATCGTTTCAATAGCATCAATGATAAAATTAAATCATTGTTCGACATTTCATCAAAGACACATATTGTCTTATTGTCTTTGCGTATTTCAATGAAGTTTAAGCCATTATCTGAATAGCTTTCACCTTTGTATACGTCAACATTTATTAAGCCAAACTGTGCCGTGTTAAATACCTTAACGGCTTTCTCGTTACCACATTTCAATTGTTCAAACTTTAGCTTAATTCTGTCAGCATTAACCGGTTCAAACTTTGTAATGTTTGCGGTTGTTTCGTTTCCGCTTGATTTGTTTAGTATAGCAAACATGAAACCGCCTATTATTAATACTATAAATATCATATCTATATGTTTTTAGTGAAAGACTAAACCAACTTTATTAGTATTATTAAACCACTTAGTCGCGTATAAATCTAATTTGTGAGCATCGACATAACCGGCATTCTTCAACTCCTTTACACTGTTAAATATTTCAGCATGTTTTTCATTTAACCTATCAAGTTTATGATCAAGCTTTGAACCTGTACTATATGTTATGTCGAAATTATCCGGCAAAGTAATTGAACGAAAAAAATCATGGCTTTTTGTGTAAGCATAAAAACGAATATTAGGTAAAGCCTTTGCAATGTCAATCCATTTATCAAGGTAAGCCGGTGAATAAAAATCGCCGGCATCATGTATGCGTACATAGATTTGTTTAGTGGTTCGTTTACTGTTCAATTCCTTTATAACATCATCAACAAAGCTTTTGTTTTTTGTGGCTTGATACTTGTTTGATAGCCCGTTTTGAACATTGCTAAATTTGTAAAAGTTTTTATCTGCATAGCAATACCAACCGCATCCAATCTTTACATTATCAACAATCTTTTTGACGGCAAAAGGACACGTAACCTTTCCGGTTCTCTTATCGTTGTAAGCCGGAATATTAAAATTAAATATCTTAACGTCAAAATAGTTTGACGTCTCTTTAAGTTTACTGTTTGAGTCTGCTAGTAATTTCATGATGTTTGAATTATGTTTAAAATTATGTTTAATACATGGCAAATTAATGCCATGTTTCACGCATTCAGCGATCATCAGTTAAACTGTTATAGACGTTCTTTTATTATCTAACATATACTTATTAAGTATTGAATAGGTTTGACGGTTAAGCCTTTCCCCTGCTCCTTGGATAACGTTAGACAATCTATCTGTCTTACTGTTTGCCACTTGGACATGATTTGTATAATGCGTAACGGCATTAAATAAACCCCAAAGCGTTGAACCCTTTTCGTTTAATTCTTTAGCGCAAACGTTATCAAAGGCTTTCATTTGGTTCTGTTTACGTGTAGATATGTTTTTGATATCATCATCTCTTTTCACATTAAACATGTTTTCAATTACCATTGACACAATGTTTTTATCTAATTGAACTTCATTCATTTTGTCAAATGTATTCATAATATGCTGTTCTTTATCTAATTGCTTTTTGAAGTTTTCAACCGCTAATTTTAGACGTGTTTCAGCGTTGGACGTATGCCGGAAACTTTCCAATTCCTTTGACATATAATGAAATTGATTATCACATATAACAACTGTATTGGATGCGCCAAAAGAAACCGAGCCGCTGCCATCATGGCTATTCAAACACGTTATAAAGCGCTTAATCTTATGCTCATTAATTACATGATCCGGTAAGCTATTTTGATAATATACTTTAGCGCCATTCTTAAAAGATCCGCCTTTAATATCGCCGCCAAACTCACTTTTTATCTTAACTATAATTTCTGCTAGATCTTTATTTTGAATAGTGGTATATCTGTCGCCCACTGTGCCTAGCCATGCGCCGGAATCATTACGAAAAATACCGAATGAATTAGTTTGCATAGATTCAAACGTTTTATCATTCATTGCGTATAATGGCAACTTGTTAACCGTGTAATTCGTGCCGGTTGTCTCTAATGTGTTAAATGTGGTATTATTTAAATTATTCATTGTTTGTTTGTTTATGTTAAAATTATGATTAAGACATGGCGATTAATTGCCATGTTTCGGGAAATGATCCCTCTTCAGTTAACCTATATTTATTTAGCTATTAAATCGTGTCCGCCAATTCGAGGCAATATGTTATAACCTACATAATTAGCCATTAAATAAAGGCTTTTAATTTGATGCATTACCTTTGATATCCTATAATATTGTTTTTCGCCTAAATACCAAACATAACGATTAAACAAATCATTATCGTATTCATTAGAAATCGAATAACATCCTTTATGATCCAATTCTTTTATATGTTTTAATCTGTCCAATTCATGAATTAAATTACATTTAAAATCGTTTAGGGTTTCCGCGTGCCATGCAACTTTAATACTATTTATAATACCCATTTTAATAAATGAATTTCTGTTACTTCTATCTTTTAACTGATTAAATAATTGTGTTTTTGTTAACTTTTCCATAATGCTAGTAATTTTAGTAAATGCTAATAATGTTAGTAATTGTGGCAATATTGCCGGTATCAGATAGCAAGTATATTTAAACACATTCAAAAAACAAAATAATTGTTATTTTATTTTGTAATGCCGGTTTAAACTGTTCTAAGATATAGAACCGCGCGAATAATCAATAAAACTCAAAATTCAAAACAATTTTTAATAAAATGTGATTATTAGTTTTCCACATAGGGTAAAATATCAAAATGTTGATAACTGTTATTTCCAACTTTGTGTCAGAAAATTTGCCCCATTTGCTCCGAAAATTTGCCCCGAAAAATTTGCCCCAAAGTTTTTTCTATAGATTATTTTTTTAAAAAAATATTTAAAAAAAAATAAAAAAAAATCAAAAAAAATATCCTAGAATTTCTCCTAGAATATTTCAATCATTCAACCAAAAAAAAGAAAAGTTTTTTGCTCCTAATGTTTATCACATTTGCAGTTAATATTTCTGCTGCAATTGTTGTTATTAAATCTGTTATTGTAAGGAGAAACATTGTTGTAATTTAATTTAATCGGATCATGCCTTTTTACTCTAATAACAGTATAATTATCTAAATGAGATTGTGCATCAATAATGTTCTGATTTTTACTAACAGAAGTTGTAGCATAACCGCTATAGGAACATGCGTTTGAAATTAGGACAAAAAATATTCCAACTACATAACTAACCACCGTATACCCCCTAACATGCTTTTTCATAATATTTGTGTTTATGTTTTACTTATTAATGTACAATCTAAACAGAAAGGATGGGGAATCCCAAAAGTTTTCGTATATCTTTTGTATTTGCCCCAACAATCTATTGTTTCTAGGTGTTTTATATGAGCATCATAAACCTTATCATGGTTGTATGCGTAAACCCCATCAAGAGTTTTACAAAACATAATGAGGTTTTTACCATACCTATTCTCACTTAAAACAAAATAATTTTTAATTATCGACATCAAAATAACTTTTTATAGTCATTAATTGATCATGAGCATCAGTTAAATTTTCTATAGCATCTATAGCGTTATTGTAAAAATCATCTGTTGAGTGATCACCAATGCCGGCGGGATTATCGCATAGTAAATCTAACGTTAATAAAGCCTTAGTTTTTTTAGCTTGTACATGACTCAATAACATTTCGTACATGTTTTTTTTGTGTCTTTTATTTTTCATTTTTTCTTTTTTCTATTTCTATATCTATCTCTATCTTTTATTCTATAATAACTATTTCTAGAACTACACCAATCTGATATAGTTTCTGAAAAAACCCAATCATTATTTTGATTAACAACGCAAGGATTATGATCATAAATTATCTTGTCAACTTGCTTTGCATTGGGATATTTTTTTTGCTCCTTCCTTTTTATTTTATGCCTTTCATAAGTTTTCTCATAACTGCATTTAGTTGAACAATATTTTTTTATTCTAATTGAACTAAATTCTTTTTTGCAATTATCACAAATCATTTTGTTTTGGGTTTAGGATTTAAACCTTCAAACAATTCTTTTAAATCATACGTATCATCCATGTATTTGTCATTTAAATTTAATATTTAATCAAATCTAAAAACCATGTCTGAGAAATCCAAAATTATTTTTAAAAATATCGTATTTTGATTTATAACCTAATTTTATTGAGAATTGCTTAATATCCTCAACAACATCTATTGGTAATACATACCAATCTTTATTTTTGTATATATAAATAGCAAACCAATCCACCTCCTCCTTGTCATAATTTACTCTAACTTGACATTGATTGTCCTTGGGACGTACATGATCCGTAGACTTAACTTGAACCCTCTGTAAGACATTATCTACATCAACCACTAAATCATACCTTATCTCATGGTAAAATGGCTTAGAAACGGTGTATCCCTCTCCTATGCATATTGTAGTAAATAATGACTCAGCGTATTCTCCTATATTCATAAAATACCTATTCTAGTTTCGTTTTCCTTATTAATTACATATTCATCTCTAACGTATTCACCCAACTCTTTACCTAGTTCTGTTCTTAATGTTTTATCTAAAACCAATTCTTTTATTGATTCTACCCAATCATCTTCTGAAGTACACAAATCTATGTTAGCGTTAGTTCTACTGTATGTAATTATATCTGTACCAATAAATGGTTTATATTTTGCTCCGGCTTCTATAATCTTTAGTTCACTTTTGCATTTGTTAAAATCATTATCCAATACAGATGCTATTGATATGTCCATCTCATCATAAAATGATGCATATTGATAAACTGATCTACCGGATTCTAATTGATAATTAGTGTTTCTACCTTTGGTTGTAAAAATATTTATTTGCTCTTGCCAAACCTTTATGCCGTAATTAGACATATGATCAACACCAAACAACCCAAATATTGTTTTATTTTTTAAAATCTTATTAGAGTTTATTCTTCTTATTGGTGATTTAAGTATATCTAAATCCTTGTGATGTGTTGTGCTACCGGCATAGCCAACAACTACTTTATCCTTGTGTTTAGATTTACTCTGTACTTTACTCCATTGATCTTCATCATAATAATCTACTGCATTCCTAGCTATTGCAATTGGTTTGTTAGGTACAAGTTTTTCTATTTTAGATTTAAGCCATTCGGTTGATGTCCATATGTAATCAGCCAAAGCTAAATTAGCTACTATACTTCCTCTCCACATATCGTAATCAATATCATCTCTCCACTTTATTGGGTGATGTTCCGGAAGTTCCCAATAATCATCTATATCCATGATAATCTTAACCCCTTCATTCTTAAACTCATCAATTATAGCTAAATCCTCATAGTTATATCCTAGTCCCCTATTGAAAACCAAATAATCGTAATCAGATTTATTTATTTTTTGCTCGTGATAAGTTCTAACAATATTAACAGAACAGCCTTTTTCTTTTAGTTTCTCAAACGGCTTAATTAACCTATGATAAGAAACCCCACTTTGTTTTGATTTAATTATAACTAGAAACCGCATAATAAACTATTGTTAAGATTGAAAAAACAACAATACA